TGACGTGACTTGTTTGAATCAAGTTACCATCAACTCTGAAAGTAGCTCTGAAAGTTACTAGGTCGTTAGAAAACGCGAAGTCATCTGAACGGTCTAATCTCAAGCCACCAACTTGACGAACATAGTAACTTGGCAAGTGACCAAATATAACTGGTCTAACTGCTGAAGCTGCTGTTGCCATTGCTGGGTTTTCATAGATTGGGTATCCAAGTAGCAAGTCTCTTGCATCTGCTGAAAGTGATGGTGTGAACAAGTATTGTCCTGAACCATCTTTTAACTTACGAACATTTGCGATAGAGGTTGCGTTCATTTGGAAACCTGTTCCTGGTAAACGTCTTCCTGCAGTATCAACTGAATAAACAAGGTCGATTAAGTTGTCTGCTGTTGGATTTAGAGAAGTTCCAGTTAATGCTGAACCTGCTCTTGTAACAATACCGTTTGGTTGTACAGTTCCTGTACCAACTGTTAAGGCGTTGTTAATTGCATAGCCCATTGCGTTACCTGTTTGTTCTGCAAGGAATCCAAGGATATCCACACCAGCATCTTCAATTAATTCGCGTGAAACTTGGGTCAAGAATGAGTACTTGTATGCACCAAGAGTTACGAACTCGTTGAATGTTGGGTCGGATTCGCCAATTGCGTTGCCCTCTGAAGTTACTGTTCCAGTTGAATATGCACTCAATGATGGAATTTGTAGGTTTTCGCCACCTGCTGTGTTCAAGATGGTTGAGGTTTCTAGCATTGGACCAACGAATCTTGCTAAGAACAGAACTCTGTCATAGAAAGAAGTTGGAACTGGTGAACCAGTTGAACCCTTAGTTACGTCTCTTTTTTCAAAGTCGTAAGAACGGATTTCACCTTTTGCTAATGCACGAATTGCATCTGCATCAGTCTTTGTGTTGCGTGATTCTGCAACTGGTCTTGCTTGGTTTTCTAGACCTGACATTGCTTGAGCAGCACGTTCTTCACGTTCTGCATCAGACTTTAAGGTTTCGATAACTTTCGCGCGTGAGTCAAGGTCTTGAGAAATACGGTTGTATTTTTCATTTTCCTCGGCTGACAGGTCGCGATTTTCAGCAGCAGCAGCATCTAACAGAGCTTTTGCCTCTGCCCATGCTTGCTGGCGTGCTTCGTGTTGTTGCTTAATGTATTCAGACATTAAATGCACTCCAATAGCGATAGTATTTGTTTTGAGATTGTGAAACTGCGAGGCTCACTCGACAGTAATAATGGTGGTGGCATCCACGCAACCATCATTATTATTGTATATCAGGTTTAACGTGTTTCTTTTATTTCTACAATTCTGGTTTCTTGAACTGGATTAAAGTTTTTAACTTCTGGTTTGTCAATATTAATAATTGCTTGAGCTAGTTCATCAGCCAGTTCTGCAATGACACCTGAAGTTGGGTTTCCAGCAACTTTTAAGATTGTTTCTTTTACTTTTGCCTTATCCATTTGTTATACCATTTTCAATAATAGGTCAAGCTGTTTGCGTTTTAGTTCTAGCAAATCATCTTGGTTTGGTTCATTGACTCTAAGTTTTGTTACAACTTCTTGTAATAAGTCAGCTTGTGAATCAGCAAGTTTTTCTCCTGCTTCTAACTTAATCATTGCATCAGCCAAAGCATCAGCATCAACATTTGTTCTTGAAGCCAAAATATCTAAAGAACGCACACTTGCAGTCGTTGCTTCATAGGCTGGAAAACCTGTAACAATTGAAACTTCATGCAATCTGATTTGGTGTAGTTCTCGAGTCATTCCATCATTAGACCATCTGTCGCCTTTTGCTGGAACAGAGAAACCAAAACTCATTGCGTGAACATCTCCACGTTTCATAAGAACAGCTAAGTCACGACCTGCTGTTGTATCAGGCAATGTTGCCTCTGCTAACAAACCTGTTGAGTCTTCTGTAAGTTTTAATGTTTTTGAACGTGTTGAAGCAAGTACTTCATCCATGTTGTGATTCTTAAAAAGTTTTACTTCGTTACGCGATTTCAAAGAACGCTTAAATGCGCCAGGCATAATTCTTTCAATGAATGGAAGTGGTTCTGAGTCGCTGTTGAAAACGGCTGCGTATCCTGTGAAGCGCATGCCGTCAGCTTGAGCGTTATCTATTCTTAATTCAAAATCAATATCGGTTTTTACTCTGCGTTCAACTTTAGTCACGTTGTTTTCCTTTTTCTCTTTGTTTAATTTTACATTAACTGATGACCAACGTGATTGTTGTTCTTCAGCATCTAACCTGTCTACAACTCCTTGTGCATAATCCAAAGTTCTTTGTGCCCCACGCTTAGTTCCTGAACTTCCCCAAAGCAAATGAGCAACAAGTCCTGGACCTGGATAACCTGGGTCAGAAGTATTTGAATTTTGTGGTGCATCTAAATCAACAAGGTGACGAGCAATCCAAGGGGCAATCCTGCGCCACTTATCTTCAGACACACGACCAGCAGCCATGTCTCTAGCTTCTTGTTTAGTTTTATCTGTTAAACCATCTCCACCAAAACCTTGACGGTTAAGTTCAAGACCTCTGCGAGCAGCAGCACGCATATAGGCTGGTGGTGTTAAATTAACTTGTCTTATTTCTAAAGTTCTTAAATTACTAATTTTTGTTAAAGTTGAAAACTTATGCCCAACCTTTACATCACTTGGTTCATAACCATCTTCTGTTTCCCGATAAACAACAATCAAAGCAGCAGGGTCATCAGGTGTGCCTTGAATTGTGAAAGAAGAATTAGGTACATTTATTTGACCATCTCTTTCAATTCTTTCAATTTTTCCTTGTGACCTACCCCCTGAAGTATTCCAAGAAACAAAATCACCAATATTCAAAGAATTAGGTTCAGCTCTTTCCTCTTGAGCAGGTTGCCAAGCGTTACAATAATATGCACCATTAACATAATCATCCCACTTCTCACACCAAGCACGAAGTTCACCATTTTCAAATTCTTTGACATCATCTTCTTTGTAAAAAAGACAATTACCACAAGCGCGACCATTAGGAACATCTTCTGATAAAGACGGTCTGTAATTATCTGGTAAAACTCTTTGCATTTCATCATCAATTTCAGTATCATCTTCTAAATCAATTTCATCTTCCATTTCAACTTCAGGTAATTCATCAATTTTTGTTAGTTGAGAAAAATTAAATGCAACAAAAATACCTGTGTCTTTCCATCCAGCCCCATCATTTTCATAAACTTCAATCAATGCTGCAGGATTAAGTTGGCTACCAATAACAATTGCGTCAAAATCAGGAATCTTTATTTGACCATTTCTTTCAATTTGTAAAATCTCTCCTCTGGCAATTCCATTTTGGAGATTCCATGAAACATAATCGCCAACTTCTAATTCAAAAAACAAAGCTCTTTCTCCACCAGGTTGAATTTTTTCAGCAACTGAAATGGCAACCATTTGGTCAATAGCATCTTGTTTTGTGGCGTGGCATCCCATGACCTCACCATCTTCTTTTATAGTGGCCCAACCTGAACAATCAGGTGATGAATTAGTTATGAAATAGGGCATTTAGAGAACCTGCGCAATCCAACTAGCAACATGATTATTTTTATTAGATACAAGCCAAACAGTATTTCCTTGGTGCATAGTCATTTCAATTGACTCTAGTTTTGCCAAAACCATTCCTGTACTAGTTGTGACGTTTTCATTACCAATATATAAGTTATCTGAATTATCGTTATTGTGAATATGTAAAACAACTGGGTTGTTAGAAATCCCATCAACTCTTGATGGCACAGTTCCAACAGACATTTGCCCTGACAGTAATTGACCCATAACCTACCTTAAAGAAGTGTTAAAATTTCAGCTTCATCAGCCAATATGGAAAAGTCTATCTGACTTTTTGACTGAACGCTTAGACCAAATAAATCAGAAACACCCTTGGCAAAAATTGTTTTAATTTGAGGTTTTTTAATCTCATTAATTTTTGGTATTTCTGGTTCTACAATAGGTTCTAATTTAGGTTTAATTTTCTTTTGAATATAGCCTCTAGAACCATAAACAGGTTCAGGTGTCGGTGGTTCTCCACCTGATGCTGTTCCTGATGCAGACAGCCCACCAAGATTTGCTTGTCCTGAACCCTCAAGAACTACGCCTAGATTTGCTGAACTTCCCAAACCACCAAATAAGGATTGCGCAGTTGATTCAACACCTATGTTTATACCTGCTTGAGCTGATAATGAATCAAATAAAGATTGCGCTGAAGCTATTTTTGTAATAACTGTTTCAACTAAAGATTCAACTGAACCAAGACTTGCAGCACATTCTGCAAAATGTGCTACATCTCCTGATGCTATTGAAGTGATAGCACCAAGTGAGGCTGTTGCTGTTTGAGGATTGATGATAGATGCTATGGCTGATGAAGACAAGCCATTTAGATTTGATGAGCCTGTTGCTGAAATATTTTCAGTCGTGCCATACAAAGTATTAGTGTCTAAAACTCCTCTGACTGAGGAATCAAGAATGAGTGAGCCTGTGGCACTCATTTGTTTAGCTTGCGACTGTTAGAGATGCAGTTAAAGAGCCTGAAGCAATAGTTACTGTGTCTCCTGCTGTGTAAGGATTTGACGTAATTGTTCCAGAGAATAAAAAGTTACCTGCTGTTAAATTATCCCAAGCAGTAAAATGTGTGGCATCTTGTGAACCTGCAATGTTTGTCCAAGTTGCTGCTGCATCAGATGCAATGCTTCCATTTGATGCTGTTGCAAAGGTCACAACTTTTCTTGTAGTTTCAGTTGCAGCGTTACTTGTTCCGTTTGCACCTGGGTCTCCAACATGTAATTTTATGTAAACATCTGCAACAGAAAACGCTGTTGCGTTACCTAAAGCATCCAAAAACTTATTTGCTGTGTATGCGCTTAAACCAGTTGCCATTATTGTTCCTCTGTCGTTTCTATGATTCTTGTTATTAGATTGTCTTTATCTCTTTCAACAGTTCTAATTGTTTGTTTAGATTCTGGTGCATTGACATTCACAATCGGTGGTGCAACATTGATAATTGCTGGTGGCACATTAACAATCGTTTCAGGTATCTGAACATTAACTTCATTTGTTCTTGTAATGTCATAAACCGATTCAGGATTTGTTGGGTCAATTTGTGCAACCTGTTGCAGTTGTGTTGATGGCAGTCCTGTGTGTTTAATAGGTGGAAGACCAAGAGCTGAAAGAACTTGTGCTGGGTCATAACCTGACTGAACAAGTCTTTGAGCCATCTGAACCTTTTTGTCTTGCTCAATAACGTCAGCTTCAGCAATGTTTATGTTTGCCAAAGGAACTCTGAATTGGTCGCCCTCTTCAACTGGTCTTAAATCTTCAAATCTTCTAATATCGTTCACAGAATAAAACCCTGCTTGTAAACCGATTGAGTATCCTTGGATTCTTGTTGTGTAATCTCCACGCAATAAACCATCAACATTAAATTTTAGGAAAGCATCATTTGGTAGAAGCCTTGAATAGGCATCTTCAATTTTTTGAACATAAGGTCTTAATGTGTGTGTCACAAAATTTATGTTGTTTTGTTCAACGCTTGCATAACTCATCGCACCAGGTGTGGTGACTTGAATCATGTGTAGAGGGACTCTAAAGATTCTTGCAATTTGTTCAACAGCGAATTGTTGTGATTCTAACATTTGTGCTTCATCAGGTGGTGAACTTGTTTTTGTGTATTTTGCACCACCAGAAAGAACTCCTGTTTTATGTGCTTTCTTAAATCCTTTATGTGAGTTGTCAAAATTGTTTCTTAAATCTTTTG